CTCTCTTTTCAAGGAGTATTTCATGAGTGCTATGCGTGAAGGTCCATTTGTCAACTGCGTTCTCGGTGATTTATGCTGGTTTCTCCGTAAGGTTGCGAACGGTGACGTTCTAACCCCGGGTGAACTCGCTTACATCGAGGACGTTGAAGCAAATGCCTACAAGCGCATGACGGCTTATGGTTATACTTCCCCTGAAGAAAGTGATCCTTCTCTGCCTTAGTCCCTGTAAAGGGTACAGCAACTAGGCTTTGTTCCGTAACTCTTAAAAAGAGACGCGGACTCACCACTTAGAGAATTAGGAGAGAATATGAATGACAATCTTACGCTTTTAGTCATCATCACGCTTGGCGTGATAATGGGTATTGCGTATTTTGCACATCAATCCTGTCCAATTGCATAAGTGGGTTTCTGTCTGAGATGGTGGTATGGATATCCTGTTCCATCGCTCGGGGTGACCCCCTTAGCTTTGGTTGGATGTTTATAAAGCCTTTCAAATAGAATGTGAGCGAGTCGATGGTAGCACCAGTCACAGATTTAGGGTTCAGGAATATAGTGGTCAAGGCGTTTGACGGTTACGGTTATTCGTATTCTCGTTACTACGAGCGTACTCATCGTTTCCGTCAAGCTAAACCTTTTTCACTTGTCCTTCCCTATTCGATGGAATCTAATCACGTAACGAAGTGGATCCGAAACGGTCCAGGTTCGCCAAGTGTTCCATCCGATGCAGAGGGATTTCCGTCCTACGCTCTCCCTGACTATGTCCCAGCTCTAAACCTCTCTTACGAGAGGTTACGAGCTAAGATATATGATAAGGTAGGTGCAGGCGTTGATTTCGCTGAGTCGAACCAATCTGTCAGCATGATTAGTTCGACTGCTACTACGCTTACACGAGCTTATCTAGCCGTTAGACAAGGCAGGTTCGGAGACGCAGCTTCTGCTCTTCGAATGAAGTTTATCCCGAAAGGGGTGAGCCCATTAAAATCTGCTGGAAATAACTGGCTGGAGTTTCACTTTGGTTGGACACCTCTCATTAAGGACATCTATGATGGCCTTGAAGTTCTTGTCTCACCAGTGAAAAGCTTCGCTTACGAAAGGGCGGGTGTGCGTGAGGCCTTTGAGAAGAAGGGTTTTATCGATGGGAGCGTCACTTTATCGTGGCGTTCTTCCGGTTATACCTATGCGACTCAAGGTTGCCGAATTAACACATTCCGTCCGGGACCGTCTCAAACGTTACACCAATGGGGGCTTGATAACCCTTTGTTGGTTGCGTGGGAGTTGGTTCCGTTTTCTTTCGTCGTCGATTGGTTTGTCAATGTAGGAGATGTTTTATCCTCGCTGACGGACTTTGCTGGCATGACCCTCGAAGACGTCTTTTGTTCTTACGGAGCCAAGTTCCACTACAGCGAAACTAAGGTCGCTGGGGAATTCTGGTCTACGCAGGGGCAACAAGACGTCGTGCGATGTTATCGTTCCACTACGCTGAGTGGCGTTAACCTCGAGGTTCGCAAAATCAAGCCTCCTTCGATTTCTCGCGCTACCACAGCAATTTCATTGTTGTTGCAGGGGCTCAAGTAATTCGTTATTGGCATTCATCAATCTAGCTTAATTCGCTAGGCTCTTAGGAGTTCACATGCCTACTATGGCAAGTATCACCGTCAAGAAAGCCGACGGCACGACTGACATTGTCTTCGATAACGTTTCCGCTGCAGGGGGCGATGGCTCCCCGGCGGTATGGCGTCAAGACACTGGCAATACGGCCGCGCTTCCTGTCGGTCTGCGCTCGTCGATCAAGCTGACAAGCAAGTGGAATGGAGCGAAAAGCGCTCGGCAGGTTACCTATGAGGCGACCTTTCCGTACGCGGTTCTTTCCAACGACACTGGTTTGTACAGTGCCCGTGATCGTGTCGTTGCGACAGGCATCATTACGTTGCCCCAGGGGGTTCCTAGCACTGCTCTTACTGAAGCAGCAGCACAGATCCCTAACCTGATTGCGTCGACGCTCTTCAAAGCGTCTTTCGCAGCCGGGTACGCTCCCGTCTGACCATCTGATCAGACTCGAACTTTAACCTGGAGTTTATGTAATGTCGCTATCTACTTCGATGCGATCGATCCTTCAAATTCTGGAGGACCTGAATACGCCCATTTCTTTGTCTATAGCAATTCGCTTGAAGCATGGAGACATGGCGGGGATCTTGACCTATTCGGCGGATCCAAGACTCTATTTAACACCTGAGCGATATTTCCGTGATGCCCAAGCCATCGCGTTGTTCAAAAAACGACGTGATATCAAGGTAGCCGGAATTGATCTGCAAGCCATCACTCTTGAAAAGTGGTGGAATTCAGAACGCGAGTGTTATAAATCCAATGAACGTCTCTCCCAGTTCTTTTTCCCCAACACTCTCGGGGATCAGGAAACGGCGATTCTTCGCTATATCGTGAAGATTCGGAAAAAGATATTGTCATGGATTGGGCCTAAGCCACCATGCCTGGATCGAATCCAAGGCAGGTTTGGACCTGGAGCTACTTATTCAGACAGGGGCCGATTGACCACGGTGCCTGATAAAATGAGTTCGAAGCCCACACTAACAGGTGGTGCGTTCTGGTATATTCTACCTTATCTTCAGACGAAGTGGGGTAGAGTGAGCCAGGCGAATCACCGAGAGATCAGTCAAGTACGTGGAAATCGCTTCACGATCGTTCCGAAAACCGCTTTGACTGGAAGACCTATTGCCATTGAACCGGCAATAAATATCTTCTATCAACTTGGTCTAGGGACATCCCTCCGTCGTCGCCTTCAGAAAGCGACCGGTTGGGATCTTGATTACGCGTCAGACATCCATCGAAATCTCGTTCGCGAGAACTCGATTTCTGGAAAATTCTCGACGATAGATCTCTCTTCTGCTAGCGATACCGTGTGTTACGAGTTGGTTAGGCTCGTAATGCCGTCCGCCTGGTTCGAGGAGCTTAATGCTCTTCGTTCTCCTTTCACTTTGATTGGAAAGAGGTGGGTCAAGCTCGAGAAATTCTCGAGCATGGGTAACGGTTATACTTTCGAGCTAGAAACTCTGATTTTTGCCGCTATTCTTTCAACTTTGTTGGAAGAGGAAGGAGCTTCAGGAGCACTAGGGAAAGGTCTGTTCGTCTTCGGTGACGACATTATCTTACCAACTGCGCATGCAAGATCTGCTATAACTGTTCTTAAGTTCTTCGGTTTCTCGGTTAACACCGAGAAAACATTCCTCGATGATTCGCACTTTCGTGAATCCTGCGGCGCCGATTTCTTTTCAGGAGTCGACGTCCGTCCGGTTTATTTGAAAGATGCGATCGATGAACCCGCCGAACTTGTACCATGGATAAACTCGGTTCGCTCTCTCTACAAGAAGCTCGAAGGCTTTGGACAGACCTTTTCATACAACGGATGGCATTGTCTATTAGACACCCTACCCGCTGACTTGAAGGCCTGTCGTGGCCCAGAACGTCTTGGTGACGTCGTTTTACACGATGTCGAAGAGAATTGGCGATTCAAGTGGAAACATGGCATTAGGTACTTTCGAGCGATCATTGCCACCCCAAAGAAACTTCCTTGGGAGCATTGGTCGCCTGATGTTGTACTAGCTAGTGCAGTCTATGGAGTTGGGGACGGGAAACCGCACCCATTTACGGGGGGTAGCGTTGGTATTACGCCACGTAATCCTTTCATAAAATTTAGACTGTCGTGGGC